GTCTGGCGCGGCGAGCTAGAGGCTTACGAGCGCAAGGCGTCGGGGCAAACGGGGCGCAGCACGTACAGCGCGCCGGCGGGGATGAACGATGATACGGTGATTGCGCGTGCGCCGATGCACAAGGCGGCGCACTCCTCGTTGCGACCGATATTCCGTGCTGTGTAAAGCAGGATAATACATGACCAGACGCGATAGCGATAGACCGACTCTGTTGGGGCGCATGTTGCGCTATACCGCCAACGCTATGCGCTATGCGCTGGCAGAGAATCGAGCAGGCAAAGCGACGGGGCGCGGGGCCTCGCTGTTTACCGCGCCGGTGCAAAGCATTGCGGACGCGGGCAAGTATGCTACGGGCGAAAGTAATGTGGCCATCTACAAGGCGGCCATCGTTTCATCGTGGATTTACTCGGACATCAAGCTCTTGGCTGACCGCGTGGCCAGCTCGGACGCGACCATCGCCGTCAAGCAGCGCACGAGCGACCAGGGGCTAGAAGATATAAACAATCATCCCGGCGAAATACTGTTGGCGCGACCCAACGGCGTGATGAGCGGCGGCTTTTTGCTGCGCTATATGACCTGGTGGTACTTGCTGGCAGGTCAGGCGTATGCGCTGATTACGAGCACGGGCGGCGCGGGCAAAGGCGAACCAGTGGAAATCTGGCCGTTGCCAGGCGACATGATGAAGCCGTTGCCGGCAACCAAGCGCGCGGGGGCGTTGGGCTTTGAGGTCATAGACTACGCTTTCATTTCGCAAGGGCGCGAGACGTTGTTGCCGGGCGAGAACGTGTTGCACTGGCGCACGCCCAACCCGTTCGATTACTGGCAGGGGCTATCGCCGCTGAACGCGGCCATGATCCCGATGGAGACGGATGCGGCCTCGCTGCGATGGATGCGCGACTTTTATCGCAAAGATAACGCCGTGCCGACGGCGCTGGTTTCGTTCAACGCCAACGTGCTCGATTCGGATTTCGACGCGATGGTGGAAGAGATCAAGGCGCAGATCGAGGCGGGGCGGCGTATCCTGTTCACCCGCGAGGGCGATTTCCAGTTGCAAACGATCCAGCAGACGATTGCGGACATGCGCCTGCTGGATGGCCGTTCGTTTACACGCGATGAGATTGACCGCATTTACGGCATTCCGCCGTACAACAGCGCCGTCTCGGGCGATTCACAACTGGCGTGGGAGATTCGTCTGGCGCGCAACGCGGTGCAACCGCTGTTGGCGTCGTTGTGCGACGAACTGACTGCCAAGCTGGCGCCGTTCTATGGCGAGGGCATCGTTTTCGAGCCGCCGAACATCGTGCCACAAGATCGGGCGCTGGAATTGCAAGAGTACAACGCCTACGCCGCCGATAGGACGATCAACGAGAACCGCCAAGAGCGCGGGCTTGATCCGCTGAAAAAGAAGGGCAAGCCGGAAGTGTGCTTGTGGGATGACATTCCGGCGCGCGTATTGGCGATGCTGCCGCCGGAAAAGATGACAGGCTGGCTAGAGGATACCCTGGGGATCGAGCCGGAAGAAAAAGAGGAGCCGACGCTGGGGGCGATCCCGCCGCAATTGGCAGCCTTCCAAGCGGGGCAAGAGCCAGCGCAGCAGGAGCCGCAACCCGCCGCCAACCTTCAAGCGCCGGGGCAAGAGCCGCCCGAGCCGGTGGAAGGCGAGCCGCCGATGATCGAAAAAGCGGCGGCGTTGGGGGTCGCAACGGAACTGAAGCGTTGGGAGAAGGTGGCGTTGGCCGAGATGAAAGCGCGCCGCAACCCAGCAGACAAGCCGTTCGTGAGCGAAGTGTTGCCGCAGGCGCTCCAAGACGCGGTGCGCACGGCTCTGGGCTATGCGCGCAGCGAGGCGGCGGTCAAGGCGGCCTTCGAGGCGGCGCATGAATAGCGAGATTCTCACGGCGGTGCACATTGCCAACGGGCATACGCCGAGTAATGCGCGCGTGCTGGCGGGGTATGTGTACGATGATTACGTGCGCGCGCCAGTGTGGTATGCGAAGGCGACGCGCACAACGGCGCGGGGGAACAAAGACCCGAACGCTGGCAACAAGGATCGGGACGAAGAGCGGCTGGCCCGCGTCGTGCGCGTGGGGTTGGCAAACCAGATCGAGCGGATCTGGCGCGCGCTAGGCGATCCGCCGGACATCAAGCGACTTGACGAAGAGTTTTGGGATACCGAGGAGCAAGCGTGGCTGACGATCTTGCGCCCAGAACTAGAGCGCATGGCGCTATCGAGCGCGGAGACCTTGCACGGCGCTATCCCTATCGGCATTGATTGGGCGCTGATAACCAGGCGCTCGGCGCAATGGGCGCGGGATTACTCGTTTGATCTGGTGCGCGACATTGACCAAACGGGGCGCGACCTGTTGCGAGAGAAGGTAGCGGGCTATTTTGAGACGCCGGGGCTGACGATGGGCGACTTGCGCGAGAGCATAGCGCCCGGCTTTGGGCGCGCGCGCGCGGGAACGATTGCCGTCACCGAGGTCACGCGAGCGTATGCCCAGGGGGAAGCGCAGATCGCGGACGAAGCCAAAGGGATGGGGTTGGTACTTACCCCAACCTGGCAAACGAATAAAGATGAATTGGTTTGTGCGCTATGCGGCGAGCTAGACGGCAAGAAGGCCAAAGAACATCCTCCTAAGCATCCGCGTTGCCGCTGTTGGGAAAGCTACGAGTGGGAAGCATGAGCCAAGCGACCGTCATTACGGGCATGGACAAGCTAAAGACTGCGCTAGGCGAGCTAGGGGCGCGCGATGTGGCGGTATCTATCCTGAAGGCGGCGACATTGCACCTGCGCGGCAAGATTAGCGTTTACCCGCAATCGAGCGACGCCAACAAGCCGCGCAGCTTTGTGAGCGGCGGCATCAACCGTTGGTACGAGCGCGGCTATGGCAGCAAGTGGGCGCGCAAGGACGGCTCTATCGGCGGTGCGCAAACATCGCAGACGCTAGGGCGATCCTGGAGCGAAGCGGTTGACCCCGGCGGTAAGTGGGGCAGCGTGGGCACCGACGTATCCTATGCGCCTGCTGTGCACGACGCCGAGGCGCAAGCAGGCTACCACAAGCAGCGCGGCTGGGTGACGGTGCAAGACGTGATCGAGCGGTACGGCGGTGAGGTGATTGACATGGCGCACAAGGCGATAGACGCGATTCTGGCAAAGGCGGGATGATGGAGAAGGTAGCCGAGGGCGATGATCTACGCGAGTTTATGATGGTGTTGCGCCGCGCGCTGTTGTTGATCGTGCGATGGATCGAGAAGCGATATAGTCTCTAAACGATAATCGAATAGGCTGCGCGCTAACAAGCGCCCCGCCCCGTTTTGCCGGCTGCGTCGCATGGCTCCGCTGGTGAGGCGGAGCTTTTTTATTGGAGGTTACGATGCCCTGGAAAGCGATTGAGCAAGGCGGCAAGTGGTGCGTGTTCAAGCTGGCCGAAAACGGCGCGCCGGACGGTGAATCGTTGGCTTGCAATGCGACGGAAGACGAAGCCAACGCCCAGGTCGCGGCGCTGTATGCCGAGGAAAAGGGCGACGGCAAGAGCGCCGTCGCCAAAGTGGGCCGCCGCCATAGTAAGAAGGATTACGAGGCATTGCGCAGTATCCGCGACGCGGCCAAGCAGATCATCGAGCGCGCCGTGGAATTGGGCGCTGATGAAGAGGATGTGGCCGATGCGGTAGAGGCAGTGGAATCCATCATGGGATCAGCCTCGCGCAGCGCGCCGGACGACCTGCTCACGGTCAAGGCGCTGGGCGCGAACCGCATCGGCGGCTACCTGGTGTTGTGGGGCAGCAAGGACAAAAAGGACATTACAGGCGAGTATTTTACGCCGCAAACAAGGGGCCTGCTCAACATCTACAACGCTGTTGGGAAAATCCCGACGCTGTATCAGCACGGCAAGGACGGCAAGGTACAGATCGACGTGGTAGGCACCTACGACGTGATGCAACCGGATGAGATAGGGGTGTGGGCAGAAACCCAGCTCGACGTAGCGGGCAAGTATCGCCAGGCGATTATGGAATTGGCGCGGCGTGGAGCGCTAGGGCAAAGCTCGCAGACGCTATCGAGCGCGCGCGCGGTGGCCCCCGATGGCGAGATCACCCAATGGGTAATT